CTTCGTGGACGCACCGAAGGGCCCATTGTCGAGATTTTTCGAAGCGGCAGCCTATGCAGCTGCCACAGGGAATGGTGACCTCGGAGTCGTCTAGGGCGTATTTAAGATTAAATACTATTTTACGCTTATTCTTGGCTGTTAAGTCTTTCGACCTATAGCCAGTAAGCGGGGAATAACAAGGCATGTTTATAGCCTGATTCCCCCGCGCATGATACCAGAGGTTCCTTGGATATTTTTATTGTGGATGCGGGTTCCTTTTTTGAAAGATTTTTTAGAGCTCTTGCGAGACATTTTTGAACGTTTCATGATATTTCCTTTTTAAGTAAATGATTAATAGTTTTAGAGTGGTTAGTAAACCACGTTTTTTAGGGAGTTTCCACCTAATGGTGTCACTCCTGACAATTACATCAAGGAAGGAATTGTCTAGAGGGCCTTGGAGGCCCTCTTTTTTGCTAACGCGCTTCGCTTGTTTCATCAATCGGCTCTGCCGTTTGAGGGGTTGATAAAGCGATTTCTGGTGCTTTATAGTCATCACGTAGAAGGCCCAATTTATGTGCCTCAGAGATGTTTGCGTCATCGTGAACGAATGACAGCAGTTGCGCGGGATCGTTTTTAAAACGCTTCCTGAGCGCGCTAGGAAGTTCTTCGAACATCGAGTTGGCGGAGGCGACCATTTGCATGGATTCTTGGTAGTCGATTCCATCGACGTCGCGATATTCTCCGGGGTTAAAGTTTTCGGGCATTACGCCCGTTTTATTGTAGTTTCTAAGTATGTTGTTCACGTCGCATTCAGCTTTGAATGACTGTTTGGTCCGTGAGTCACCCGTTGTAGTAAAGGTGACGTGTACTTGTGGACTGTATCCAGTGCGGAAAGTGATAGTTTCTTTTTTCATCATTTAGATCCAATAAGTGATTTGAATATGCCAAAGATAAGTTTAGCATCAACACCGTAGTTTTTGCCTATTCTGGCAATCTCACCGGCTTGACCGGCAACGGCCAAAGCATCTACTTTTTTTATATCGGCTATAAACTTATTTATGTTGCCTTGTTCTTCTAAAACTTTAATTTGAGCTTTTAAGTGATTAGCAACTTCCGGTCGAAGTTTTAAAATCTCAGTTTCTATAAGATTTTTCGTATTAGTTAAGTATGTATCCTCTTTTATTTTATTCTGAGTTAATGTTTCAGTGAGTTGTTTTTCTCTGTTTAGTGCAGCAGCAGAGTTGTTTAAATTTGTTGAACTGGCTATTTGATTCAGTTCTGTTTTTTGGCGATTAGCCTTTACGGCTGAGTTTACTGTTTTTTCGCCTATTGCGGTGTCTCCTGAAAAGGAAGCACCGGATGGAGAGCTGGCACCTTTGCCGCCAGCAGCTAGTATTGGGTTGAGACCAGCAGCGCGCAAGTCTTTAACTTGGCGTTGGTGGGCGGTATTTGACATACGTTCTTGAAATTGCATTTGTTTAGCGGTTGATCTTTCGGAGACTTTTTGTCCGTAGATCGAACCAGCCGCGGTAATACCCGCGGCTAGGACGGCTGGCCACATATTTTACTCCTGGTTAAAAATGGTCAATTAAGCCTGGTACTGAGTAGACAGGCATTGGTCGAACACATCGTAATGACATGTGTGAATCGAATATAAAGTCGGGTTCCGATGGAACCGCGACGATTCGATCGACTGGTGGGTTGTCTTCTATGAAAGATGCGTTTAACGCAGGAAGGCTCGCAAATTCTTGCGATAGATGCCAAGCATCTAAAGAGCCAGTAGCGTTTGAACGAAAGAGTGAAGTTATGTTAGAAGGCTTATAGCGGTATTCCGCATAGCGTTCTTGGTATCCAAAGACTGCCTCGTCAGTGGCGCTGCCATCTGCAAGGATTTCTTTGTTAAGGATGGATTGTTCTCCAAGGTGGGAGAGTGCAGGCCAGTAGAAGTCGTAGCGCGTAGAGCGTGAAAACATTCTGTTAAGGCCTTGTTGATAGGTTAGATCTGCTCGTACTGAGACAAAACCTATAATTATTGTATGTTCTGTGAAAGATTTGGAAAAGCCATGGTTAGACAGTGAGGCTGTTCCGTATGCGGCAAGGTTGCCTTGGGGCGTAGTGGCGTCACTAGCGCTTTGTTGTGTTACCGGTGTAATGTTTACCGGAGTTGAACCGCCGCCGAGGTATTCGGGGCGTTGTAGTCGGGCGTCTGGTGAGGTTACGCCAAAGTGGGATTTTATTAGTTCGATGTATCGAGTGCCGCCACGGGCGTCACGTTCTAAGAGGCGTTGAATTTGAAACGCTTGTCTTAGTTCGTTGATTGTTGCCGACGAAGCGTCAGATAAATCGGCATATAACCGCCGTACAGGTTCTTGACCGCCTGCTGAACCGACTTCGACATCCCCAGCAGGGGATGCGACAAGATTTCGAAACTCGTCGTTAGCAGTTGAATAAAAAGTAAGTGCGGAACCAGTAGCTTGATCTGATGTAACTGGAGCAGATGATCCTAGAGGTAATTGTACCGCAGCACCTTTTTGTGGCCATGGTAGTGCTGAAGTGAAGTAATCGTGTCGCTTTCCGCGACGTTGTATAGTGTAGTCGGTTGATGGGTCAGGACCATCACCGCGTGAGACTGGTAGTGAGTCTTGTAAGTTTTCGTCTCGGAACCATTCGTTCCAGACGAGATTGTATGCTCGATGCCACATCACAGAATGTTCAAGGCCCGCTACTTTTGTTGGAATGCCGAAATAATCGGACATTGAACCTTCGGTGTAGCCAGTAATTGCTGGAGCAGTTGTTGTTGGAATTAGATAATCTATGCTATCGCCGGGGTCTATTTGTTCCCCGTTGAATTTTTGCCAATTGTCCCACAGTAGACGCATGGGTACCGCAAAGAAATGCGTGTCCATGTACATGTTATCCATGATGGGGTTAATTGGTGTGGCAAGACGTGCGAATGCAGTCATATTGAGTTTGAACGTGTCGCCGGGTAATGCTTCGTCGACAAGTATTGGGATTAGTTTTCCAGCGTCGAAAGTAGTTTTTACGCCGTGGGAACGGTCGAAAGACGACCGTTGTATATCAGCCTTAGGTATTTGGCTGAAGTTATGGGACATTACGGATTTCATTGGGTTTTCTCCTGATTAATGAATTCAATCGCTAGGAACAGCGATTTTGGGGTTGATAGTAATTCCATTTTTGCCGTTACATCGTCGAACGTGCCTAATTCGAATAGTGTGTAATCGGCAGGGTGTTTTGCGAATGGGGATTCTGGGTCTTGTACCGAGTCTGAGAAGGTGCGGACTGCTAGTCCTGTTGAGTTTAAGTATACGGGATTGGAGTAGCTTTCAGCTTTTGAGTCATAGACTGTGAAGATTTTTTGTAACATGTTAATTTTCCTCAAGGGTTCGGGATAGTAGTTTAGCCTGTGCCTGTTTTACTTTATGTTTGACGTGTAGGCGTTCAGGCGTATTGTCGTGTTGGTATTTTTGGGCGTTTAAGAGCCTGTCATGTTTTATATCATCGTATAGGAAGGGGTTCTCCTTTTCTAATATTGAATCGTAGTACTTGGGTGGTTGCATTGGTATGCCTTTTATTATGACTTCGTCTGATGGGTAGACATCGGTTTTGAAGTTTTTATACCAGTTTGCCGCGATGCCGGGGCGTCGGGACATAGTTGTGTATTCTGGTATGATTTGATGTTGCTCACCTGTTTTTTCGTCGGTGAAGCGATAATGTTCATCGGCTTTGTCGCCGTTGATTTTTTTCATTATGTAGCGAGCAGTATATGCCGCTGTTTTGAAATTTAATTCTCCTATGTAATTTTGTTCTCCTTTGCCCCATATTTGGGTTAAGAGTTTAGAACGATAGAGTTTGTCTCCGTTTTTGGTTGTTGTGTGTAAGACCTTGTCTGGAAAGTCCATGCCAAAGATACAGGCATGGTAGTGAGGTCTGTTATTTTTTTCGCCATATTCACCGCAGTGATAGAAGCGAATTGTTTGACCAGTAAATTTTTTACGTAGACGTTTCATAAATTTTTGAAAGTGGGTTTTGTCTAAGCTGTGGTCAGTTGGAAGGTTTTCGTTGTTATAGGTTAATGTAATGAAGCAGTTTTCGTCATGTAGACTTGCTTCGTGGACGCACCGAAGGGCCCATTGTCGAGATTTTTCGAAGCGGCAGCCTATGCAGCTGCCACAGGGAATGGTGACCTCGGAGTCGTCTAGGGCGTATTTAAGATTAAATACTATTTTACGCTTGTTCTTGGCTGTTAAGTCTTTCGACCTATAGCCAGTAAGCGGGGAATAACAAGGCATGTTTATAGCCTGATTCCCCCGCGCATGATACCAGAGGTTCCTTGGATATTTTTATTGTG